ATCAGAAACAGAATATCAGTTAGAGCGTTTAAAAAACTTAGCTAGATTTGGAGCTTTTGTTCATATTATATCTTCTAACGATAACTACCATCCTAAATTAGCAAGTACTATAGCAGTTTACCTAAGACCAGTTGATAGTAAACATGGTTTTATTATTCCTATAGATCATGAAGAAGGATTAAATGTTACTAAAGAACGTGTCTACGAACTTCTACAAGAGTTTAGTACTCTTTATACAGTAGATAAGAAAGAATTGCTGTATCACTTTAATATACAGGGAGCTATTGATCTTTCTTTACTATATTCAATGACAAAATTTGAAAGATTGGAATACTCTAAAGAAAATTCAACTGTAAATTACTTTTACCATAAAAATAGAGACTTTGTAGATATAAATAAATTGATTCCTATAACTAAATTATATGAATCTTGTGAAAAACTTTATGATCAAATAAATAATATTATAAAGTTTAAAATACCTACTGGGTTTGATTTTTATAATACTACTGCTATCAATGTATTCTACTTAATTGAGCAGAGTGGATTAGGAGTTTACTACGAAGCATATAATGAATTATTTAAACCTCGTAATCCTTTATATAATACTATTAATAATACGGTTTTAACCTATTATAATCTATATAATATTACATCTAGACCTACTAACTCCTATAATAGTGTTAATTACGCTGCTATTCCACACTCTGAAGAGCATAGAAAAACCTTTAAACCGCAAAACGATTACTTTGTAGAGTTTGACTTTGACGGTTACCACTTGCGACTCCTTTGCGAACAGATTAATTACCCCCTTACAGAAGAATCCGCTCATAAGCAGTTAGCAAAGTTATATTTTGGTAAAGAAGAAATTACTGATGATGAATATAGTAAAGCTAAACAGATAAATTTTCAAGCTATCTACGGTAAGATACCAGAAGAGCATGCATCTTTAGATGTTTTTGTAAAAATTAATAAGTTTATTCAAGATTTATGGAAAGAGTTTGAAAAGAAAGGAGAAATTAAAGCTCCTATCAGTGAAAAACCCTTTACTACTAAGTTAAAAGACATGCATCCACAAAAATTAATGAATTATGTTATGCAATCGTTGGAAACTTCAAGAAATATACTTATATTAAAAGAAGTACTCAAGTACTTAAGAGATAAGAAATCAAAAATAGTTTTATACACGTATGATGCTATTTTATTTGATTTTTGTAAAGAAGATGGAAAAGAAACTTTAAAGGATATTAAAAATATACTAGAAGAAGGTAAAAAATACCCAATAAAGTTTAAATATTCCAATAATTTAGTTTTGTAAAACAGTTTAATATTTATATAAAATGGCAAATGTTATAGCCTCCAGGTTCGATTACGATTTAGAACCTTTATATTTAAACGAAGATATGAGTAATAAACTGTTCTGTACTTTTGCTACAGAAGATTCGCTTGAGAGCGTACTTGAACAAATTCAAGAACGTTATAAGATAATTTATAATAAAATATTTGTTCTTTACTCTAAGAGTCAAGATGAATATATATGTACTTATAATGTAGATTTTGGCAATGTAGGAGCTTTTTTAGATAATACAATTCTAGTCCATAGAAAGAAAGAATCTAATACTCTATATACTATCAATGCTTTAAATACTTTAATTAAAGAATTAAATGGAGGAGTCTTAGATACTACTTACAAGATAAGCTGGACAGATTACAGAAATTGTATACTTCTTACCAAAGGTCCAGATCTCAAAAGAATAAATACAAAATTATACAAAATTTTAGAGATATAGTTGGATAATAGAATATTATTACCTATATTATATTAAACGTTATAATTAAAATAAGTTATACTATGGATTTAAATGCGATCAAGGCAAAATTAGACGCCTTAAACAACGGTAATCAGCAACAAGAAAAAACTGATTACACAAAAATCTTCTGGAGACCTGAATTAGGTAAACAGACGGTAAGAATTGTTCCATCAGCTTTTGATCCCACTTTTCCTTTTAAGGAGTTAAAGTTTCATTACGGTATAGGGAAGTACCCAATGGTAGCTTTATCGAATTTCGGTAAGCAAGACCCTATAGAAGAATTTGTAAAGGAGCTTAAAAAGACTTCAGACAAGGATAATTGGTCATTAGCAGGGAAACTTAACCCTAAGACTAGAATTTTCGCACCTGTTATTGTGAGAGGTGAAGAAGATAAAGGTGTAAGGTTATGGGGATTTGGTATTACCATTTACAAAGCATTATTAGCATTAGCTGAGGATGAAGATGTAGGTGATTTTACTGACGTAATCAATGGTTGGGATATGATTGTTGAACAACAACAAGGTAACCCTTACCCTACTACTTCGGTTAGAATTAAACCAAAACAATCTCCTTTATCAGATAATAATGATTTAGTAGATTCTTGGTTAAAAACTCAACCTAATCCGGTAGAGGTTCATTCTCAATACGATTATGATTTTATTAAGAAACAACTTCAGAATTATTTGAACCCTGGATCAGCAGAGGAGAATACTCCAGCTGCAGGTTCGGAATCAAATACGCCAGAAAGCTCAGGAAGTCCTCAAAAGACTGACTTTACTTTGGAAACAGCTACTGCTGGCAACAAAGACACAGTTAGTAAATTTGATGACCTATTCAACGAGTAAAAATGGCAAAAAAGAAAGAAGAAGTAAAAGCAAGAGCGACCTCTGCAGTACGTAAGTCGTTCAACTTAAGCAATTTTAAGAAAAAGAAAGGGTTTTCAAACTCTTCTGTAAAGTTTAAAGAACAAGGTTGGATACCTTTATCTAAAGCTTTTCAAGATATTACTTCCCTACCCGGTATACCTACCGGTCACATTTCTCTTTTAAGAGGACACAGTGATACGGGCAAAACAACTGCCCTAATTGAAGCTGCGGTGAGTGCTCAGAAATTGGGCATTCTCCCAGTCTTTATTATTACTGAGATGAAGTGGTCATGGGAACATGCTAAAGAAATGGGACTAGAAGTTAGTGAAGTTACTGATGAAAACGGTACTATCACTGATTATGAAGGTCATTTTTTATATGCTGATAGAGGTGTTTTGAATACTATAGAAGATGTAGCAGTATATATAGCAGATCTTATGGATGAACAGGCAAAAGGTAATCTTCCTTTTGACATGTGCTTTTTATGGGACTCTATTGGTTCGGTTCCTTGTGATTTATCAGTTCGTTCTAATAAGAATAATAACGAATGGAATGCAGGAGCTATGTCTACTCAGTTTGGAAATAACTTAAATCAAAAGATTCTTTTATCTAGGAAAGAAAATTCTCCTTATACAAATACTTTAGTAGCAATTAATAAAGTATGGACTATGAAACCAGAACATCCAATGGGTATGCCTAAATTACAAAATAAAGGTGGTATGTCTATGTGGTATGATGCAACTTTAGTAGTTACCTTTGGTAATATTACTAATCCAGGTACGTCTAAAATTAAAGCTATTAAAAACGGTATGCAAGTAGAGTTTGCTAAAAGAACTAACGTTCAAATAGAAAAGAATCATATTGGAGGAGTACAGTCTAGAGGTAGAATAGTTATGACGCAACATGGTTTTATAGCAGATGATAAGAAAGCTATAGATAAGTACAGAGATGCTCATAAAGAACACTGGTTAAAATTAGTTGGTAGCTTAGATTTCGATCTAGTCGAAGAAGGAGATTTAGAAGAAGAGAAAATTACTACTAATTTACTAGACTAGTGGCGTACGACAAGATACTAAAGAACTTAAAGCAGACCCCACCCCGAGAGCTAAATGATCACATTATGGTGATCGATGCTATGAATATGTTAATTCGTAGCTTTTCCCTGCTCAAAGCAATGAGTCCAACAGGTCACCATATAGGAGGCCTAGTTGGCTTTTTGCGATCTTTAGGTTATGTTACTAGAATATTTGATCCTACTAGGGTAATTATAGTATGGGACGGTAAAGGAGGTTCCGGAAACCGTCAAAATATAGATCCTAATTACAAAGCTCATAGAGCTACTAATAGGATTACTCACTGGGGATTATACGATACTAAGCAAGAGGAAACTGAAGCTTTAGTAGGTCAATTATTTAGAACAAAAGACTATCTTGAATGCCTTCCAGTTCATCAAATAATGATGGAAAAATTAGAAGCTGATGATATTATAGCTTATATAGCTCAACAAGCTACTAAGACTAAAAAGAAAATAACTATTATTTCTTCAGATAAAGATTTCTTACAGATGATAAATGAGCATGTAGAAGTATATGCACCAGTTAAGAAAAAAGTCTATACAGCTCAAAATACTAAAGAAGAGATAAAAGTAATACCAGAGAATTATAATGTAGTTAAAGCACTACTAGGGGATAATTCAGATGGTTTAAGCGGAGTAAAAGGTTTAGGTATAAAAACTATAATATCAGAATTTCCTGATATAGTCGATAAACCAAATACTTCATTAGATTACATATTTGAGATATGTGAAAAAAATCTAGAAGGTAAAAAAATATTCTCTAAAATTATTCATCAATGGGATAAAGTAGAAACTAATTTTAAATTGATGAATTTACATGAAAGTGTGTTGGATAATAGAGAAAAAAATACTATATTAGATATTATTAAAAGTGGCGTACCTGACCTTCAAGCAGGAGCATTTTTACATCTATTAGATACTGATAGAATAGAAGGTGTAACGAAAAATACTGAAGGTTGGTTAGAAAACTTTAGGGGTTTAACGGTTTTTAAAAAATAGGTTATTATGACATTAAAAAGTCTTCAACAGTATGGTAAAGCATTTCAATTAAAAGTGCTAGGGTCATTACTTACTGATAAAAAATTCCTACTTAACGTTAGGGATGTACTATACCCAGATTATTTTGATGCTGATTCTCATAAATGGATTATTACCCAGATTGTAGAATACTTTGATCAGTACCATACTATAGTTACTATGGATGTTCTTAAAGTAGAGCTTCATAAAGTAGAAAATGAAGTACTACAGGTAGCATTAAAAGAAGAGTTAAGAAATTCTTACGCAGCTTCTCGAGATGATCTTGATTATATTCAAGAAGAATTTACTAATTTTTGTAAAAATCAAGAGATGAAAAATGCTATTTTAAATTCTGCTGATTTACTTAAATTAGGAGATTTTGATGGTATTAGAGGCTTAGTAGAAAAAGCTATTAAAGCAGGAATGGATAAAAATATAGGACATGAATATAATAAAGATATTGAAACTAGGTATAGAGTTGACTACAGACCTACTATACCATCTCCTTGGTCCTTACTTAATGATGGATTACAAGGAGGCTTTGGACCGGGTGACTTAGGAATAGTATTTGGTAGCCCAGGAGGAGGAAAATCTTGGACTATGGTCGCTATTGCAGCACATGCTGTTCAATTAGGATATAAAGTTAATTATTATACTTTAGAATTAGGAGAAGATTATGTAGGTAAAAGATTTGATTGTTATTTTACTGGATATAATATTGACGAAATAAATAAACATAGAAAAGACGTTCAAACGTATGTAAATAATTTAAAAGGTAAATTAATAGTAAAAGAATACCCTCCTAAAGGAGCTTCTATATCTACTATTAAAGCTCACGTACAGAAATGTGTTGATATGGATCATAAACCTGATTTAATAGTTATTGATTATGTAGATTACCTAAGAGCACCTTCTAAGAGTAAATACTCAGAACGTAAAGATGAAATTGATGATAATTTTATCGCTACTAAAGGTTTAGCTAAAGATTTAAAAATACCTATCCTTACACCTTCACAGGTTAATAGAATGGGTGCTAGAGATTCTGTAATAGAAGGAGATAAAGCAGCAGGATCATACGATAAGATGATGGTAGCAGATATTTGTTTATCGCTATCTAGAATGAAAGAGGATAAAGTACTAGGAACTGGTAGAATTCATGTTATGAAAAATAGATATGGACAAGATGGTATGACATATAATATTAAGATGGATACTAATAATGGACATATTGAATTCGAAGGTAAAGCTGACCCTTCAGAATTAGTACCTGACGAGTCTAAACCGACATTTAATTTAGATAGTGCGACTCTGTCAAAAATATTTGAAAAAAAGTAAAAAGAATACCAAGAAACATGAATATATATGATATTTATTTTAGAGTCCTTGGGAGAGCCCTTCCAGGGATCTTTTTGTCTAACCTAACGAGTAATATATAAAGATATATGAGTATAATAAAAGAAAGAATAGTTTATAAGCCTTTTGAATATCCAAAAGCTTTCGATTATTGGTTAAAACAACAACAAGCGCATTGGTTACATACTGAAGTACCAATGGCACAAGATGTAACTGATTGGAAATCGAATTTAAAAGATCACGAAAAGAATGTAGTAGGTCAAATTTTAAAAGGATTTGCACAAACCGAAACTATAGTAAACGATTACTGGTCTACTTTAGTTACTAAATGGTTTAGAAAGCCTGAAATTATAATGATGGGTACAACATTAGGATCAAGTGAGACTATACATGCTGAAGCTTACTCATTACTAAACGAGCAACTAGGGTTAGACGACTTTGCTGAATTTTTAGAAGATGAAACTACTATGGCTAAAATAGAAGCATTAATGGACGTTAGAGATAACCACGACGGTACTCCTAACTGGCATAGTAGAGCTAAATCATTAGCTATATTCTCAGCATTTACAGAAGGTGTTAATTTATTTTCATCTTTTGCAGTTTTACTTTCTTTTAAAATGAGAAATAAATTAAAAGGAGTAGGTCAAATAGTAGAATGGTCTGTAAGAGATGAATCTCTTCACTCTGAAGCAGGCTGTTGGTTATTTAGAACATTAATGAAAGAACATCCAGAATTTAAAACTAAGAAACTAGTAAAAGAAATTGAAGACGCAGCTCACTTAGCTTTAGAGCTTGAATTTAATTTTATAGAAAAAGTATTTGAAATGGGTGATCTGGAAAATTTAGGTAAGGAAGATTTGAAAAACTTTATCAGACATAGAGTTAATACTAAAATGGCTGATTTAGGATTAGATCCTATAGTACCTTCATCAGAAATTGATAAAGGAGCACTTAAGACTATGAAATGGTTTGATGCTGTTATAGCAGGTAAACAACATACAGATTTCTTTGCTAATAGAGTTACAAATTATAGCAAAGGACATTTAGATTGGTCAAACGCATTTTAATTAAAAGAAAACATGACAATACAAGTAGATTACTCCCAATGGGAAGCGGGTAAAGATTACCCTGAATGGATGAATGAAGTATCTTTAGCTACAATATCTAAAGGGTACTTATTACCTGATGAAACTCCTAAAATGGCTTTTAGAAGAGTTGCTAATACTGTTGCTGAAAGGTTAGATAGACCAGATTTAGCTAATAAATTTTTTAGATATATATGGAAAGGTTGGTTAAACCTTGCCTCTCCGGTATTATCTAATACAGGTACCGATAAAGGTTTACCTATTTCATGTTTTGGTATAGATACACCTGATTCTATTAGAGGTATAGGATTAACAAATGCTGAATTAATGAGATTAACTTCTTTAGGAGGAGGAGTAGGAATAGGATTGTCTAGAATTAGAGGTAGAGGTGGAAAAATAGGTAATGGATCATTAGGACAGTCTGAAGGAGTAGTACCTTGGGCTAAAATATACGATTCAACTATAATAGCTACTAATCAAGGAGCTGTAAGAAGAGGAGCAGCATCTGTAAACCTTCATATTAATCATCCAGATATACATGAATACCTTGAAATTAGAAGACCTAAAGGAGATCCTAATAGACAATGTCTAAATTTACATCAATGCGTAATAGTAGATGATGAATTTATGCAAAAATTAGAAAGAAGAGAACCTGAAGCTATGGAACTTTGGGTAAAAATATTAAAGTCTAGAGTTGAGACTGGTGAACCGTATATTATGTTTGACGATAACGTAAATAATGCAAATCCACCAGCATATCAAAAAAATAACCTAGACGTTACAATGACCAATATTTGTTCTGAAATAACCCTCTTTACAGACGAAGAGCATAGTTTTATTTGTTGTTTATCATCAGTAAATCTTACAAAATATCATGAATGGGAAAAAACAGACCTAATAGAAACTGCAATTTACTTTTTAGACGGTGTTTTAGAAGAATTCTTAGCAAAAACTTCTGGAAGAGAGTCATTAATTAGAGCACATAGATCAGCTAAAAAAGGAAGAGCAGTAGGATTAGGAGTTCTAGGTTGGCATACTCTACTTCAAAGAGAAGGTATTCCTTTTTCTTCAGTAGCAGCTACATCATTAACTCATAAAATATTTTCTCAAATTAAAAATCAAGCAGAATCAGCTTCAAGAAAATTAGCAGATGAATACGGAGAACCAGTATGGTGTAGAGGAACAGGAATGAGAAACTCTCATTTATTAGCAATAGCCCCAACAGTATCTAATTCTACTATAGCAGGTGGAGTATCTGCTGGTATTGAACCTATGCCTGCTAATGTTTGGACATTTAATTCTGCTAAAGGTACTTTTATTAGAAAAAATATAGCTTTAGTAGAATATTTAGAAAAAAGAGGACATAATACTGAAGAAGTATGGGATCAGATAATGAAAGATAGAGGATCTGTAGTTAATCTACCAGAAGAAATAGTATCAGCTGAAGATAAAGAGGTATTTTACACTTTTGCTGAAATAAATCAGTTGCAATTAGTTGAACAAGCAGCAGTTAGACAGAAGTATATAGATCAAACACAATCTTTAAACTTAGCTTTCGATCCTTCTGATAGTCCTAAATTTATCAATCAAGTTCATCAAACAGCTTGGAGATTAGGAATAAAAACACTATATTACCTAAGAACTGATTCGGTAATAAATGGAGATATAGGTTCAAGAACCTCAGAAGATTGTTTAAGTTGTGATGGATAAAGTAAAAGGACTAGGAGACATAATATTTATAATAACAAAGTACACTGGTATTAGGTGGTTAGTAAAGAAAATATGGGGTGAGGACTGCGGATGTGATGAAAGACAAGAAATACTAAACGACTTAGTATCTTTTGAAGATAAAAACAGAGTTATACAAAAACCAAAACCAACACCAAAGTTATGACGATTAAAAATGGTACAATTTTTGTACAGATTGCAAGTTATAGAGATCCTGAATTAAGAAAAACATTAGAGGATATCATAGATAAAGCAGATAATCCTGATAGATTAAAAATCTGCGTAGCATGGCAACATACATCTGAAGATGAATGGGATACGTTAGATGAATATCTAAATGATGATAGATTTATTATTATAGACATTCCTCATACTGAAACTAACGGTACTTGTTGGGCTAGAAATACTATCCAACAGAAATATAACGGAGAAGATTATACATTACAATTAGACTCTCATCATAGATTTGTAAAAGGATGGGATAGTGAGTGTATAAGGATGATTAAACAGTTACAGAAAAAAGGTCACAAAAAACCTTTACTAACCGGATATATACCTTCTTATGATCCAGCAAATGATCCTGAAGGTAGAGTACAAGCTCCATGGAAAATGGATTTTGATAGATTTACCCCAGAAGGAGTTATCTTTTTTCTTCCAGCCACTATAGATGATTGGAAAGAAAGAACCGAACCTGTCCCTGCTAGATTCTTTTCAGCTCATTTTACTTTTACTTTAGGTATTTTCTGTGAAGAAGTTCAACACGATCCTAAATACTATTTTCATGGAGAAGAAATAGCATTAGCAGTAAGATCGTTTACTTTTGGTTATGATTTATTTCATCCACATAAAATAATAGCATGGCATGAATATACTAGAAAAGGTAGAACTAAACATTGGGATGATGATGATACATGGGTTGAAAAAAATAAAACTACATTTTATAGGTTAAAAGGATTATTAGGTACGGATGGAACTGTTTGTACTCCTTGTATGAAAAAGCAATTGGTTCCTTATTATTTAGGAGAAGAAAGAACAATAGCAGATTATGAAAAATATGCAGGTATAAGATTTAAAGATAGAGGAGTACAGCAGTATACGTTAGATAAAGTAGGGTATCCTCCGAACCCTGAAGTTGAAGATTATGATAATTCATTTCATAAAGTATTCAAACATTGTATAGATATACATATAAATGATGTACCTGAAGATGATTATGATTTCTGGGCGGTAGCGTTTCATGATAAAGACGGAAAAGATATATACAGACAAGATGCTTCTAAAGAGGAAGTTGCAAATTTAAAAGCAACACAAAAAGACGGATGGATAAACTTATGGAGGACTTATACAGGAGCTCTACCTTCAAGTTGGAGTGTATGGCCTTATTCAATAAGTAAAGAGTGGTGTAAAAGATTAAGTGGTAATTTAGGGATAGAAAAAAATGGCTAATATAGCATTTTACGGTTCTCATAATGCTGCTATTGCTGTTGAACAAAATGGAAAAGTTCTTACAGTTATAGAGGTTGAGAGGTTCTTAAGTCAAAAGAACGCAGGATATAGTCAATATTTGATTTCCTATACTAGACCCTATTTGTTAAAGTACATTTTAGATTATATTTACAGAGTATACGGTATAAAGAACTACGATACCTGTTATTACCAAAATACAGATACTATAGAAGATGGTGTAAAGACTCATTATGAAAAACTAATACCAGCTAAAAACTATATCAACTGTCTTCATCATTATAGTCATGCAGCATCTGGTTTATACCAAACTGATTATAATGAAGCAATAATTATATCATTTGATGGTGGCGGAAATGATGGATTCTTTAATATGTATCATGCTAAAAATAGAAATACTATTGAATGCATAACTAAACATACATTAGATTTAGGTTTTCCTTATATGATATTTGGTCAGTACCTAAAAGATATAAAATATGAACCAGGATTAAATATAGGCAATTTAGTATACTCAGGTAAACTAATGGGACTTTGCTCTTACGGTAAAATTAACGAAAAATGGTTACCTCATTTTATGAAATTTTATAATGAAAAACCAGATGGTAATAATTATAAAGATTTACTAAAAGATTTATCAAAAAATACAGGTATTAAATTTGATACAGAAAACAGAATTGAAGGTCAAGAAGCTTATGATATAGCTGCTACTTCTCAAGAAGCATTTGAACAAGTATTTTTTCAACATGCAGATCCATTTGTAAAAAAATATCCTAAATTACCTATTATAATGGTTGGAGGATGTGCATTAAATATTATTCTTAATAGTAAGTTAAAATCTAGATATAAAAGAGAAATATTTGTACCTCCTAATCCTAATGATTGCGGATTAGCTTCGGGCATGATACTTGATCATATTAAACCTAAAAAAGCTATCGATTTAACTTATTCCGGAACTGAAGTACTAGATAAAGATAGATTAATGTATTATATAGAGCAGCAAAGAGGTATAGAATTAAAATATTCGGATGTATGCGATGATTTAATGAAAGGACATATTATAGGATGTGTTAGAGGCTCTTCAGAACATGGACCAAGAGCTTTAGGTAATAGAAGTATACTTTGTAACCCAGGTATGTTAAAGATGAAAGAGGTTCTTAATGAAAAAGTTAAAAATAGAGAATGGTATAGACCTTTTGCTCCTGTTTGTAGATTAGAGGATGTAAATAAGTATTTTAATTTTAAAGATGAGAGTAGATTTATGAGTTTTTGCCCTACAGTTAAAGCTAAATGGCGTAAAAAATTATCATCAATTACTCATGTAGATAATACTGCAAGAATACAAACTGTTACTAAAGAGCAAAATGAATGGCTATATAACTTACTAACAGAGTTTGAAAAAATATCAGGATTTGGTGTATTACTAAATACCTCTTTTAACGTAAATAGAAAACCAATCTTATCCTCGTATGCTGAAGCTATGGAAGTTTTCAAAAATACCAGAATGGATAAATTAATTTTAGAAGATTATTATATAAAATGGAAACACGTTTAGTTACAGCTTTTTATTTTGAGAATAATGAAGGAGTACCGTCTCATCCTTTTCATTTGCATAACGTAATAGCTAGATACCATAGGTATTTATATTCTATAGTGCAATTATCAAAAATGAATTTACCTATTAGGTTAGTTTGCGGTGATAACGTGTACGATGCATTAACTAAGGAACTACAAAGTAATAATATAAAAAATGTAGAGGTAGAAGTTAGAGATTTATCTAGCTTTAAATATTCTAAAAAGATAGGAGAATTAAAAAATAAGTATCCTGGAAAATTTGATTTTTACCATGAAATAGATTGGGCTAAATTAGACTTATTAAAAGAAGAAAGTAAAAAAGATGCTGACTATCTATACTGGATAGATTGTGGATTGTCTCATAGAGGATTATGGCCTAATAAGTACGCTGAAAATCCAAAAGAACTAACAGGCTTTTCTCACAATATAGAGAATTATAAATTCGACAAAATATTTACACCAGATTTCTTTAAACATATTAATAATTGGGTAGGAGATAAATTAATTAATATAAAAAATAAACAACATTTCCATCAATCATACGATATTAATAAGTTTATGGGAGATATATCCTGCTGTAATGGTCAATCTATAGGAGGTATTTTAGGAGGCCATAATACTAAAATAAAAAGTTTTTTAAACGAATTCGATAAAAGAGCACAACAGTGTATTGATCAAGAATTTGTTTTGAATCATGAAGGTATTTTAACTCATATGGCGGAAAGTAAACCTGAAGATTATAAATCTTGGCTTTTTACTACCTGGTACCATGAAAATACAGGAGGAATGGATTGGATAACACCTGAATGGTTAAGCACTCAAACTAGCTTTTATCATTTTTTAAAAGAAATAGGACATGAATAGTAAAGTTACATTAGTTACAGGATTATGGGATATTAAAAGAGACTCTTTAGGAGTCGGTTGGAATAGAGGTTATGAAGAACACTATATTACCAAATTTAAAGAATTATTAAAAGTTCCTTATAATTTAATAGTATTTGGAGAAGAAGAACTAAGAGAAGTAGTCTTCGAACATAGAACAGAAGAAAATACTCAGTTTATAGTAAGGGAACAAGAATGGTTTAAAAATGAATTTTATGATAAAATACAGACCATTAGAAATAGTGATGATTGGAAAAATCAAGCTGGTTGGTTAGCCGAATCTACTCAAGGTAAACTAGAAATGTATAATCCGCTTGTAATGTCTAAAATGTTTTTATTAAACGATGCAGGTATTTTAGATAAATTTGATTCTGAACACTTATATTGGATAGATGCAGCTCTAGCTACAACTGTTAGCATTGGGTATTTTACGTCTGATCTTGTCTTAGATAAACTTTTAGATAAAGTTACTAAATTCTTATTCATTTGTTTTCCTTATAAAGCAAATACAGAAATTCACGGTTTTTCTTATCCTGAAATTAATACGTATACTAAAGGAAAAGATATTAATAAGGTAGCAAGAGGAGGATTCTTTGGTGGACCTAAAGACTGTATAAAAGAAATTAATGGTAAGTACTACGATTTACTAAGTACCACATTAAATGACGGTTATATGGGAACAGAGGAATCTTTATTTACTCTTTTAGTATATCAGTTTCCTTCTACAGTAAATTATTGTGAAATCGAAAATAACGGTCTAATTTATTACTTTTTTGAAAAACTAAAAAACGATGAATTAGAAATTAAAGCTGAATACGTAGAAACCAAAAGTGAAAGATTAGATTATAGAAAAGTAGCTTTATATGTAATTACTTATAACTCCCCTGATCAGTTTGATACTTTATGTAAGTCTTTTGAACAATACGATAAAGATTATTTAGAACTACCTAACCGTAAAATTCTACTAAATAACTCAATAGATAGATCTACTGATGAAAAATATAAAGAATTATGTGAAAAATGGGGATTTGAAGAGATCAAAAAAGATAATATAGGAATATGTGGTGGAAGACAGTTTATAGCTGAGCATTTTGAAGAGCAAGAAGATTTACAGCATTATTTATTTTATGAAGATGATATGTTTTTCTATAATGGAGATGAAAATACCTGTAAAAACGGCTTTTTAAGGAAAATCAGCGGCTTATATAAAAAATCATTAGATATATGTGAAGTAGAAGAACTTGATTATCTTAAACTGAATATGACAGAGTTTTTTGGTGATAACTTAAAACAATGGGCTTGGCATAACGTACCTGGTGACAAAAGAAAAGAGTATTTCCCTGAGCACCCTGTTAAAAATAACCATACTTTTGATTTTCCTAATACTAAATTTAATCATATTAAATCACATAAAGGGCTACCATACGCTACTGGTGAAGTTTACTATTGTAACTGGCCTCAAGTAATTACCAAAGAAGGTAGTAAAAAAATGTTTTTAGATACTAAGTGGGCTAATCCATTTGAACAGACTTGGATGTCACATATATTTCAATTGACTAGAGAAAATATAGTCAAAACTGGTATACTACTATTAACTCCTACTGAACATGATAGATTCGATCATTACCCTAAAGAAGAAAGAAGAGAAAACTAGTAAAATAGTTGTTTTATAAATAAATTTTAACTATATTATATATTATGAAAGATGTAATTAAATTCCACGCCGAATGGTGTTCTCCATGCAGATATTATAAAACTGTATGGAATGAAGCTAAAGAAAAACATGGTGCTAACCATAACTTTATTGAAGTAGATATTGATAAAGATAATACCGGTTTAGCAGCTAAGTTTGGAGTTAGAAGCGTACCTACTACAGTAGTAGTAAAAGAAAATAAAGATTTCCAAAGTAAAGTAGGTGCTTTAGCATACGGAGATTTAGAAAAACTAATAAAAGGATAATGTTAAGAAAACCAAATTCAATACCAAAAGGAGATACTATTATTGAGGATCAAGCAATTGAACCTTACTTTTTAGTAAAATCTCAAACTGGAGGATATGTTATTTACAAACGAGTTATAAAAGGAGTAAACAATACACCTTATATTAAGACTATCTGCTATCCAGGTAATTTTAGTCAAGCATTAAAACTAGTAGCAGAGAATATACTTAATGACGGTAATGAAAAGATATATAGTTCATTACAAAATTATATTAGCGAATACAAAAGTATTGAATCAAAAATTGGTTCGATAAAGGATCAGCCTATATCCTAAAAATACCTGGCAAATTTAATTTTTATATTATTATGGCAAAAAATGCTGTTTTATCATTAAGTGGAGGAATGGATTCTTCTACGTTATTGTTACATTTATTAAGAGAAGGTTATAATGTAACAGCACTCTCTTTTGATTACGGTCAAAAACATAGAGTAGAATTAGAAAGAGCTCAAGCTCTAATTGATTACGTAAATAGTAAATGTAATCAAGTTGTAGGTACTGAACCTGATACAGGTGCTACTATAGCAAAACTTAAATATATGCCTGTCAACTACCAAGTTATTAAACTTGACGGATTAGTTAATTTATTAGATTCCGCTTTAGTGGAAGGAGGTGATGACGTTCCGGAAGGTCATTATGAACAAGACAATATGAAAGAAACTGTTGTTCCTAATAGAAATAAAATATTTTCTTCTTTAACTCAAGCTGTAGCTTTATCTATTGCTAATAAGACAAAAGAAGATACTTTTATTAGTTTAGGTATACATGCAGGTGATCATGCTGTTTACCCTGATTGTAGACAAGAGTTTAGAGATGCAGATATGGAAGCATTTCAGACAGGTAATTGGGATGCTGATAGAGTTAAATTTTATACTCCTTATTTAGATACCGATAAGTACGGTATTTTACAAGATGGAGAAAAAAGTTGTACAAGTTTAAATTTAGAATTTAATGAAGTCTATTCTAGAACTAATACTAGTTATAAGCCTTATCCTAGTGGGAACAGTGATTATAAGTCTGCTTCATCTGTTGAAAGAATTGAAGCGTTTATTGCTTTGGATCGTCCAGATCCCGTTCAATATGAAGACGAAACTGGTCCAGTGGATTATGAAGTAGCTAAAAATCACGTTCAAAAAGTACTTGCAGAATACGCAGGATAATGAAAATTCTATTACTAGCTAATGCTAGAACAGGTTCCACCGTACTTTATACCGCTCTCAGTGAGATATTTGGTTTAAAGAAGTACGGTGAACCTTTTAATTACGGTATGCGTAAAAAAGCGGGTACTTTAATTAAAAAATTTCCTTTAGCATTAGATGATAACTGTATAGTAAAAACCCTTACATCTCATATTCCTAAAGAGTATACTGATACCGAAGTTAATTTTTATGATTATTGGAAGAGATCTTTTGATAAAGTTATTTTATTAGGTAGAAATAATTTACAAGATATATACGAGAGTCAAGTGCATTTTAAAAAAGAGGATAAACACTGGCATCAGAGGTACTACTACCGGGATAATTATACCTTTGAAAGTAAGTTATGGAAAAGTTTAGTTAATTCACACAATTATCTTAACTGGTATAGTAAAAAATCTCATATACCTATTACCTGGTATGAAGATTTATATAGCGGAGATAAAGATAAAATACAAAAATGTATCGATAAATGGGACTTACAGGTAGAGGTAGATCAAATAATGCCGTACGTTAATCCTAAGAAAAGATACAGACAATTTAACACTCCGTCAATAATATGACCTTAGCAGTACAACTATCAGGACAAATAAGATATTGGAATCAGTCGTATAAGTATTGGAAAAAATTTAAAAAATACTTTAACGATAATGGTATCGAAGTAGATTTTTTTCTGAGTTGCTGGGATAAAGAAGGAAAACAATATGACTATAATTCTACAGGTAACTTAGTAAATATAGATAAATCTTTTTTTAAAGATACAAATATTGAAACTCAAAATATAAAATTTGATAAAAAGGTTTCTTTTGATGGTTCACCATTAGAACCTTCTTTTTGGTGTATGTGTCATCATTTTGCTGAAAGTACCTTTATAAGGCTTAAGTATGAAAAGAAAATAAAGAAAAATTACGATTGTGTTTTGATATCCAGACCAGATTTAATTTTTAGTAAGGGTACCTTAAAAACATTTTTAAATATTTTCAAAGGAGTAAATACTGAAGTTTATTTAGACAACAGAGGAGTATTTACTAGTATAGGTGCTGTAGCTAGACCTTCAAATAAAAAGAAATCAGTACCATTATATGTTGAGGATAAATTTATTTTAGGTAATAGAGTACCTATGAATTTATTTTTAATGATAGAAGATTACTATAATGTTAATTTGATACAGAGAGGAGCTCATGCTTTTCTTAGTACATTTTTAGAAAAAATGAATATGTATAATTGGCCTATAAGTATAGACAACCAACAACTTAAGTTACAAAGAGATTTAATATGATATATTGGCTTACAGGGCAACCTGCCCATGGAAAAACAGTTTTAGGTAACCTACTTAAAACTTATTTAGAAAATTTAAAAAACGGTAAAGATCCTAATAAAAGGTATAAGGTTTATAGGATTGACGGAGATGATATGAGGGAACTATTCTCTAATAAAGACTATTCTATAAAAGGTAGGGTAGAAAATGTAGGAACAGCTCAAAGAATAGCTCATTATTTACATAATCAAGGTAATGATGTAATAGTATCCTTAGTAGCTCCTTATATAGATCAAAGAGAAGATTTTAAAAAACTATTAGGAAAGAATATTACTGAAATATACGTACATACCTCAGAACCTAGAGAAAGAGATCATTTCAAAGCAATAGCATATACGCCGCCAGTAGAAAACTTTATAGATATAGATACTACTGATGATGAACCTAATGAATCACTAGTTAAAATAATTAATCAAATTTAATGGAGAAAAAAAATACTTACTTTGTAGATATAGACGGAACTATATTTAAATACAGAAAGTTTGAGACATACGAAACTTCTCAAGCTGAACCAATAACGAGTACAGTAGAGTACTTAAGAAATAAAAAAGAACATGGTCATATGATAGTCTTAACCACAGCTAGACCAGATTGGTTATATGAACATACAGTTAGAGAGTTAAAAGTTAACGATATACCTTTTGATAGACTAGTAATGGGTATAGAGAGAGGACCTAGATTTTTAATTAACGATAAGGACCCAAAAGTAAATGAAGATAGAGCAACAGCAATTAATTTAATAAGAGATAAAGGAATATGAAAAAATACAGTATGTTTATAGGAAGATGGCAACCATGGCATAAAGGCCATAGGTGGTTAATCGATCAAAGGTTAAATGAAGGTAAAAACGTTTGGATAGCAATTAGAGATGTTGAACCTAACGAAAATCAACCTTGGACTCCACAAGAAGTAATGGAAAATCTTGAAAGTGAATTATCTGATTTAATTAATGAAGGTCGAATATTTATTAGTATAGTACCTGATATAGAATCAGTTAATTACGGAAGAGGAGTAGGTTATGAAATTATAGAACATGTCCCACCCGAAACGATAAAAGAAGTATCAGCAACTAAAATTAGAGCTGAGCTAAGACAGAAAGGTAAACTATGATAGGAACTTTTGATAAAATATTATTATCAAATGAAGAATGCAATACAATTAAAACGTTATACGAAGATAAGTTAGTACTCAGAGAAAGGGATATAAGGAGACAGAAAAATTATCATGAAATTGAAAATAATTCTTGGTTACACGAAAAAGTAGGTAATTTAATTCAAAAAAATTTAGGTAATAATTACTCTCTTTTAGAAAGAGTTACTATACTTAAATATGAACCTGGAGATTTTTTTTCTAAGCATATAGACGGATCATATAATACTAGTTTATCTAAAACTCTTCCTTACCATTTTTACGGTGGAGTAGAACTATGTGAACGCGAAGAATTTAAAGGAGGAGAATTTTTTATAAAAGATAAAAATGTTGAATTCAAAAAAGGAAGGTTATTTACTCATGGTTTTGATGATTCTCATGGAGTAAGAAAAGTAGAAGAAGGAATCAGATGGAGCTTACATTTTTTAATTAAAGAAGAAAAAGAAAAACAACTAATATAAACAATGGTAGCTAAAAAAAGACATATTTTAAAGACAATTACTTGGAGAATAGTTGGCACTTTAGATACTTTTTTACTATCTTGGTTAATAACTGGTAGTATTAAGTTAGGAGCAGCTATAGGTGCAGTAGAGATAATAACAAAGATGGTGTTATACTACTTGCATGAAAGAGCTTGGTACAAACTGAGTAAATTTGGTATAGAAAAAAAGTAAATGAAAAACTTCGATATAGTAAGAACATCAGAATACGTAGTCGCTGAAAGTAAGATTGTTGACAGTTTTAAGTCCAAATTTAACAACTATAGAGTAGAAGTAGAACCTAATAACTATAGAGAAACCTATATTATTAGTAACGATAATGAACCAGTTATAAGATACCAAATGCAGTCACAAGTTAGAAGGACTCGTTTAGGTGAAATTTTAGTGTATTTTAATTTTCCTGTTAGTTTTTTTATAAATGATATAAGGTCTACCCCTTATGGTCATTTTAATTATGAAATAATGAAAAACTTCTGTAAAGGATTAGATATTGATAATATTAGTTCTGGGG